TGACAAACTTTTACCTAACTTATCGCTAATTTCTAATGGATCATGTTCACCTAAATATTTATTAACAATATTTTCACCTCGATCAAATATCTCTTTTCCAGTTTTATTTAATGCTCTTTCTGCCCCTGAAAAAAGAACTTTGGATATCACATTTTCTTGTAATTTCTTTAGACCGGCTGATCCTACAATATCACCTAATCCTGTTCCTGTACCTACAGATGATTCTAGATTTCTAATTAATTCTTCTTTACTTAATGGTGATTTTATCATTTTGCTAGCAATACCACTTGGTGTGATTGCACTAGCTGCATTTGGTATCTGGGGTATACCAGGTATTAACGCTGCCATCAATCCTTCTTTTAATATATTCGATAAACGAGATTGATCTTTTGGAATAAATTTTGTGCCTGCGCCTAATCCAGTACCAATACCAGCCCCTAACATGCTTTTTACTCCAGTCTTACCAATAGCACCGCCTGCACCTCCCATAAGTGCCATTGGTGCATTAGATACTCCTTGTCTCAATAAATTAGCAAGTATGTCTTGTCCACCAGAGGTTCTTTCATAGTTTTGTCGTTCTTTCTGTATTTTTTTTGTATAATCTTCAGCCATATTACCAGGAACAACACCCATTCTGCTGCCTATTTCCAAACCGAGTTGGCTAAGGCCTTGCTGAATGTCCTTTACGCCTTGTTTTAATGCTTCGTTTTTTTCTGAAACACCTTGAGAAAATGGCTTTTTTAAACTTAATGCTAGTTGAATAGGAATAGGTAAATTACCATATGGATTTTTAACTGATTCTGTCATAGGTTGAGCAGTATATTTTTCTTCTTCAACTGGAGTTAGGCCAAATTCAGTAACATCTATTTTTTCAGGTTCAGAATTAGATTTTTCTTCTTCAACTGGAGTTAGGCCAAATTCAGTAACATCTATGTTATTATTATAAGCCATTATTTTATTTCCTTTTGATAATGACCTTTATGTTTTTCTAAAAATTTAGCAGCTTGTTTTTTTGTTCCTCTAGCAATTACTTTTCCCTCTGGAGAATAAATTTCTACTTCAAAATTTCCTTCTTGTTTTTTGTTAGATACAGATGGCCCAAGATCTGATTTTTGTGATTTTTCTTGATTATAAATACTGCCTTTTGCTAATTCTTTATATTTTTTAGCATCATCATTTATCCATTTTTTTGTTTTGTTCCAATCATTCTGAACTTGCTTTGGATCATACCACCAACTACTATTTGGATTTGCGGCAGCTCCAAGAGTTGCATAAACATATTCTGGAACAACTGAAGTTCCAAAACCTTGTCTTAGAGCATCCATAGCAAAATTTGAAGTTACTTTTTGAAAAGATAAATAATCTCTAAATTCTTGAGGAACTTCTTGGCCAGTTGCCATCATAGCCGTATATTTACCAACATCTATTCTTCCAGGTAATCCTGTAAATTTTTTCAATGGTTCAATGTCAATACTATTAGCATGTGATGCTAAAGCATCTAGATTAGCTGCTTTATTTTGTATAGCGGCAGGAGCATTTTTTGTTTGTATATTTTTTAATATTTGTTGACCTGTTCCTGACAATGGAGGAGTAGGAGTACCATCTGGTAATGTAGGGCTTTCAGATAACCAAGCACTTCTTATAATGTCTGCTTGTTTTTCATCTATATTTGGCACTTCTAACATTGCTTGTCTTGATAATGCGTTTAAATTTTGATTACCAACACCTGAACCAGAACCACCTCTATTCCTTTGTTCTTTTAATGATCTTTCCGATTCAATTTTAGCTTGCAATAAATCTGTTCTTAATGGTGACGAATTATATCCAGCTTGAGCCTGTTGATTAGCAGCCTGTTGTTTTTGTAATTCTAAAAATCCAGGTAATTTTTGTTGTTCTATCGACTGTTTGAATAAATTATTTTGATTTGTTTGTTGAGCTTCTAATTGTTGTTGTTGCAACGCACGTTGTTTCTGTTGGTTTTGCAACATAGAATCAATCATAGACTGCGCATATTCACCTCCCTTGAAGAAGGTTTCCATGTTCGCCCCTGGTAATGGTATTGGTCCTGTAATCGGCATTATCCCGCCCCTCCGGTTAGGAATTTAGACAGTAAGCCACCGCCCATACCTAACAATCCACCAAACATTTCACCAGGTGCATTCATTCTGCCGTAACCTAAACCAGCCATATTTTCACCATGACGCATAGCATTCTGACCCATGCCTTTACCCATATCAGCACCAATACCATATATATTCTGGCCAAGCCCTATACCTTGCATGTATTTCTGCATCATGTCGTTCAGATAGGCGCGTCGATCAGTGGCTGCAATATTACCTACACCTTGTTGAACGTTTGCTAATGCTCCACTACTACCCATAAGCCCCATGCGGGAAGCTTCTTCCATGCCTTGTTGACGTAGTGTATCTTGCAAACGTTGTGCTTCGGGTGATGTGCTGTAAGACTTTGACCACTCTTCTTGCAATTGTTCTGGATGGAGTAGTTTTGCATAAGCATCTTTCAATGGGCCATAAGATTCTAAACCATGTTCATAGAATGGTTTCTGATAACCTAATGATTCTTCATAGCCTTTACGTGCATGTTTTTCAGCTTCTTCATATCCGCGTTCTGGATGAAGAAAACTATCAAACATATTGCCAACACCAGAAGCTAATTTCCCTGGATTAAACGCATCAAACCATCCCATGGTTTTGATTCCTTATGTATTTACTACACTCATCCCCATATAGCCTGCTTACATCAAATACACTCTCCGCATTACATCTGCGGATTAGCTATATATGCCTGATAGACTATTATAGCACTAGCTCCCGGATCAGAGCTAAATGTAATCTCGAAACTGTTCAAACCTGGTACTACACTGGTTATGGTTACATTTGGATTTGTTGTGCTAATCAGACTGACATTTACAAATCCTTGAGCAGTTAGACCAACGACATTCACAGTGATAGGTCCTGCACCCATTCCACCGATATCTATTCCAGCTGCAGTTATCAAAAACTGAAATGCATTGGATATAGCTACAAAATTAGCATTTATGATATCAACAATATTAGACAACCAACGTTTCATATCTGGACCGAATTGTGTTTGCTCTTCAATTGGTGGGTCTAGCACATCCAGTAATATAGGATTTTCATTGCTGATAAATATCATACTATTAATTTGCTCCGCCGCTCATACGTCTAGTATTTCTAACACCACCCAAAACAACGATAGGTACCATAGATACACATATCAATTTATATACTCTGTTCCTAGATGGACCTAACTGGTACCAACGCATACGCCATGTATAAACACCCATTTGTGAAAATTCTCTAACATCAGCAGAATGATATGACTTACCACCATCATTAGAAAAATACAATTCAATATGTGGATTGAATAGATAATTGTATGTTAAGTCTGTAACTTGTGGTGTATTTCCACGATTAGCCAATATAAAAATAGGTTGGCCATCACTATCTGGTTGCTCAGCAACAATGTATTGTATCTGTTCATCACGTAATTGCTCTGCTATTAAAAATTGCGCGTTTTGAAAAGGAGCAGTTGAATAGTTAATATTGCTGTCACCAAATACAAAATCAATTTGTACATATTCATCCTCAAATTCAGCGTAGTCCTTCAAATAAAGAATAGGTGTTATACGTTCGTATCTGAAAGGATAGGCTAAATAGGCATCTATCGCTTGTTGGTCTGGTTGATCTGGATTAGAAACTTCATTGTAATAATATTGTCCAGACATATTGTACACAGTTCCATCACCAACGAGAGTAACAAGATGTTTATAGTTAAAATATAAGTGATCTGATATGCGATTGCGTTCACCATTCAATTCTATAGTACGATGCCAATCACCCACTTCAAAACTATATTCTATAGACTCTGATTCTTGTTCTTGGTCTAATATTCCTGTGCCCGTATATGGTCCGCCTGAAAAACGGTAAAATATAGTATCTTCGTATTCATACAAAAATCCAGCAGAATTAGCTACAAGAAATGGGTTATTGCTACCTAATAGATTAGTATAACGTTGCAATAACGTGTCAATAGCTTTTGTGCTAAGACGCTTTGGTTGATCTCCATTACTAACCATGAACTGCAATAAACCATTGCTGTTTTGCGCTAAAAACACCATGATGCCAAAATCAATATCTAATGATGTTGAATTAGCTATCCCAAAATTCCAGTCATATGTAGAACTTTTCTTCCAAGGGAATGTAATTCCCGTTCCTGAAAATATAGCTGGAATATTTGACCATACACCTGTTGTATAGTCTGTGAATATATATAGTGTGTTATTAAGTACACCCATCTGCCGTATAATTCCGTTTTCTAATGCAGAAACTTGTGGCGTTGTACCGAAATTAGTAAACACTTTAGCAGGGTCAAAATTATATCCAGGTGGATTAGTAGCACCATTTCCTGAAAGATTGATAGCAGATAGAACAAATTGTGATGAATTTGCAACTGATACAGCTATCCTATTTCCAAATGTCACGATGAAACCAGGTTTCGTAACCTGGCCATTGATCATAAAATTGCCTGGAGCTAGCGGATCAGTAACTGGTTGTAATGCAGCTGTACCTTCCTGGTATATATATATCTTTTGTGAATCAACAAAAATAGCATAAACAATATTATTAACTACAAGAAAGCTAAAATATAATTCACCAGCTATTGTTAGCAAGCCAGTTAATATACGTTGATTATATTGTGCATCATATTGAAAGATGGTGTTACCTTCTACAATATAAGCATAATTTATGGTTTTAAACATAACCCGTGGTTCAGTATTAAATGCCAGTCTATTAATACCAGCATAACGTATGTGGGCACGCCCCATGACAGGATATAGCGCTACATTTTCTTTGGTGCGATCGTCTTTGACCATATAGAAATTAGCGGTATCTTCCGAAGACCATTGTGCAAAACGTTGTCGGTTGTATGGACCGATAATAGGTAGGTCTTTAATCTCAAACTGACCATTCTTGTTAGCAGTAAACATAGCTTATACACCCGCCCGTAATCGCCAACTGCCATTTAGATAAGATTCGTTAGCACTATCAATGACCAAGTCCATAGTAGATACAGATTCCATTTCGTCTAATAATTCTTGGTATCTTTTCTCTAACTTCTCATCCCAAGCAGCAGATCGACCTTTATAGTAGGCTAATTCGCGTGCTAATGCCGTTTTGAGGAACCGTATTTGATACAGTGGGAAATTAGTCATCAATCCACCAGCTACAACA